GTATGATAGTGTCATTTTCGTATACAAATAAACTTTCCCCAATCAAATCAACACGGCTCCGTCACTGGTCTATACAGATTGTAATATTAAAATATACAGAAAGTGATTACCGAAAATCCTTGACAAATCAAAAAATATCTGCTATAATTATAAATGAAAGGTGTATAAACCTTTCTGTTTATTTGTAAAGGCGGCGGAGAATCAAAACGCATTAGTAAAGGTGGGGGCCACCGGCGAGGAGTCGGCCGCCAAACTGTACCGGGTGGATCCGGGGTGCGACTTCTCCGCCGACCGAATTATGAAGTATTATAGTTTACGCAAATGTTTATCATATAACCGCTACCTAAATATTTTAATTGGTGGCCGAGGTATAGGAAAAACATACCAGTTAAAAAAGTATGTGATCGAGCAATACCTGAAAAGCAAAAAACAATTTGTATGGATTAGACGATACAAAACAGAGATCAAAGAAGCCACAGACGGATTTTTCACTAAGCACAAAAATAACTATTCCGACCACAAATTTGAGATCAAAGGTAAAACCGCATACATAGACGGCGAACAGGCAGGGCGATTCATCGCACTGACGAACGCCGATATTCTTAAAGGCTCCGATGATTTTTCAGCAGTAACAACAATAGTCTATGATGAATTCATCATTGACAACAAATCTTCATTCCGGCGCTATTTGCCGAATGAATTAAGAGTGTTCACCGACCTGCAAGAAACAATATTCCGAACGCGCCAAGATGGCAAGGTGTTCATGTTAGCAAACGCCTTATCAATGATAAATCCATATTGTTTGGCGTTCGGAATAAAATTCTACAATAATCCAGTATTCAAAAACGAATTAATATATGCTGAAATGCTATCAACTACAAATGAATTAGCATTTGCAAAAGCAACAACACCACAAAACAAATTAGCAACAAAATATTTACCCGAGTATAACGACTATGCCAACAATGAATCATTTTTAAACGATGACTATTCACAAATCGAACGAAAACCTAAAGATTCAATTCAACTTTTTAACATTAAAACCAATAACAATATAATATATTTCTTTTTCGCTTCCAGTTCGCAAGCATTATACGCCTGTAAAACAGGCGACCCTAAGACAAATCCATTAACTGTAAACAAAATAGCAGAAAACAACCGACCGCACGCAGGAGCCGAGATTAAGAAGATAAAGTCCTTTGCAGTGGCGGGGCGGCTGTTTTTTGAAAGTTTGCAAATCAAAAGTGAAGTGGAAAAGATTATATACAATAGATTATGAAAGGAGTAAAAGAAATGAGTTTATCCGTTGAGCAAATCAAAGAAATTGTTGATCGTGTCGCAAAAGCGGAAGATGTAACCGAGATCGGACCCGATCTTGCAACAATCACGGACACCTTTGTTGACTATGCAAGTGAGATTGAACGCTTGACTGCTGACAATGCAAAACTGGTTGATGATAATAACCGTATTCGTGAGATCAACGGTAATCTGATGATGAAAGTGGGCGAAAAACTTGAAGTTGAAAAGCCAGAGAGTGACCCGCCCGCCAACGATGAAAAATCACCTGAGGAAGTAATTGAGGAATTAAAGGAGGAGGAATTTTTCGATGAGTTCTAAAAAAATGACCGAAGCGGCGAAAGCGCAAAAAACATTGAATGCCGTTCGTTCTATGATGAGTGAATCTGCGCAGAACGATGTTCCGGTTCTTGCTGAGGGGGACGACATTAGCAAATTCGCAAACCCGATTTTGAATTATAAAGCGCACACAAACGAATTTATTTCTGTGTTGGTAGATAGAATTATGTTTACCGCAGTGGAAGTAAAGCGTTATTCTAATCGGCTTGCTCGCCTGAAAAAAGGCCGACCCTATCCGCTGGGCACCGATGTTCAGCAGATCTATGAAAATCCTGTCAACCCGATGGGGTACAACGGCGAAAATCTTTCCGGCATTTTGAAGCTGTACAAGGGCGACACTAAGGTGGCCTATTATAGCAGAAACCGGCAAGATGTGTTTCCGCTTTCTATCAATCGTGAAGAATTGATGGGTGCTTTTGTTTCCTACGAAAGTTTTAACCGTTTTGTATCTGCAAAAATCAACTCTGTTTTTTCCGGCAATGAAATTCGCGAATTCAATTTGTTCAAACAGGCCATCGTTGACGCATACGCAAACAATGTTGTCCTTGGCCGTAAAATGGCAATGCCCGCCACGAAAGACGAAGCGGAAGATATGGTCGCCACTATTCGGGAAACAGCGATGAATATGACGTTTCCGTCAACTGCCTATAACAATTATATCAATCAGCCCGGCGCGGTCGGTGATCCTGTGGAAACATGGTCGGAAGCTGACCGTATTGTGATTATTATTCGTTCCGATTTAATCAATAAATTGGGTGTTAAAGTGCTTGCCATGGCTTTCAACATGGCAGAAGCTGACTTCCGAAACAATCTTATTGTTGTCGATTCTTTCGACTATGACAATTACGATTTGGAAAACAGAAAGCGCACTGGCAAAACCTTGTCCGATATTGGTTTTGTGATTTGTGATGAAGCCTTGTTCCAGGTGTATGATAACATTCAAACGGCGGCGGAAGATTTTATCGGGTCTTCCCTGACCTGGCAGTATTTCTTTCATGTGTGGCAGATTTATGGCATTTGTCCGTTTGCCAACGCCATGGTGTTTGAAGTTCCGAAAGCTGATGCCTTGCAGGATTTGACAATCACCGACTTTCATAATCCAAGCGGCGAAAACTTTGTGGAACTGAAAGCGGCAGATGCAACGCAGACGGTTGACTATGCAACAATCCCCGTTGACTACAAGGTGAACAACATGCGCCTTGAATTTGAGCAAGTGCTTGAAAGTGCGGCAAAAGATAAAATCACCGCTGAAACCTTGGCCGACTATGTGACGATCACCTTTGATCCAACCGCAAAGACAATCACTTTCACCGGTCATTCAACTGCCGACACAACGCATACGGCAACGGTTCTTTGCAACATTATTGCCGACGGTGTAGCAACACCGGTTGCGGTGGTTGTAAATTTTACAGTGTAGTCGTCATGCTGAAATATAAAAAATTTAATCATGACGGAAGCCTTGAATTTGATTGCCCTGCCGCCGGTGATTATGGGGTAAACTTCATTGAAACACCCCCCGAAACAGAAGCAAGTGACACAAGAACGGTTCCGGTTCTCTCAGGTGAAACATACGGAAAGACGGAAAATATAAACGAATTGTTACAACTTGTTGATATTGCTTACGATAACGTAGAAACTGGGACTTTTGAACCGCTGGGGTATAATGCTCTTTCGCAAATAAGTGCCAAGGAATGGATTGAGCGTGGTTTTTATGATTTGAAAGTTTCAATTACTGGTAAAAATAAGGATCAATTCAAGGTTACAGTAAAATCAACATATCTTCACGGAATCACTGGATTTCTTGATCTGCCGTTGATTTGCACCTATTGTTTATTTGTATATGACGATAAGGCAAATGTTATCGGCAAGTATGTTTTCAGCATTCGTGTGACGAAAAAAACCTAAAAGGAGTAAAGACAATGGCAGTAATACACCCAACAACAAGGTTGGATTTATTTACAGTTCCCTGGGGAAAGCCCGATGAATGCCATGCCATTGTTGATTTCCCAACGGCGGCGGCGCAAGTCGCCGCCTTTGACGATTTAGCAAAAAAGGGTGTAAGCGCAACTAAATTCAATTACATCAAAAAGGATCAAGCCTTTAGGATCGAGGGGAATTTTGCGCGATTTGAAGCATTCAATTATTGCCGCTACCAAAACCGTGATTTTGTAAATCGTCAGGGAAACAAAAAATGGTATTATGCATTCATTGACAGGGTTGAATATATCGCACAAGATGTTGCGATGATTTACATTACAACCGATTACTGGCAAACCTACCAATTCAATATAACTTACTATAAATCACTTATTGCCCGCGCTCATGTGAAAAAAAGTGAGGACACCGTAGGACGATGGCTTCAACCTGAACCGGTGGGAGCACCTGCCGATTATGAAAAGGAAATTGAAATTTTTTCAGGTGGTGATTCATGGGTTCCTTATTGGTCGATTTTGAGCGTGTCAAGGCCACCCGGAGCAGGTGAAACCGATTGGGTTTATGGTGGCTATGGTAAGTTGGATTCAATGACTGGGCAATATGCGGGGTTTATTTATGATCATAATGTGATTCAAAAAATAATAGACGTATACGCAGGTACAACGGATCGACGGCAGGATATTATAGGTTTTCGTTGCGTTCCTTATTGGGTTTATTCAAAGTTAAAAAACACTGGTTGGATTGTACCTATCACTGTTAATGGCGTTGAAATAAACTATTGCAAGGAAAATGTCACCATGACTTTAGATACAGAAGCAGAAATTGCCGGAAACACATTAGCGTGCGGCTATTCTCCGCGAAACAAAAAAATGCTTACTTCAATGTGTCGAGTTTATATTGTTTATAATTATAACGGTTTTAGCCAACCTTTGCGACCTGAGTTCATTAAGGGAAATTCAATTAAAATGACCGCAGAAATGCGGCCTATTGGGTCAAATGGCTTTAAGTTAAAGTTGAAAAACTATTCTAAGCCTGCCGAATCGGTTTTCGATGTACCGTATTCCTTTGAAATGCAAATCGGCTACAACGAAAATGGCGGCGTTCAAGGCTCGCTTAACCGTGTTGGTTCCGTGTTGAATGCGGCCGGGGCTGTGGCTGGCGGTGCCGCAAGTCTTGGCGCAAATATTGCAAGTGGCAATGTTGCCGGAGCGATTACCTCCGGAGTCGGTGCCGTTGGGTCTATTTTCAACGCTTCAAGGGATATTGCAAACGCGTTCAACTCTAAGGTTGCCAGCAAGGGAAACCAAAGTGACACAAACTCTATTTCAAGTGAAAACTGTAAATTTAGGTTGGTTGACTGTTCACCCTTATATAACGAGTGCGGGCCGATTGATGATTTTTTGGATTTGTATGGCTATTCAATTAACGAGTGGGGTAAAATCTCCAGTTGGAAAGATACCCGGAGTAAATGGAATTATTTGCAAACAGTTGATTGCAATATCAAAGTAAACGCACCTGCACCGGAAGCCGCTTCAATTCGCAGTATGTTTAATACCGGGGTCACAATTTGGCATTCTATTTCAGATTTTGGGAATTATTCCCTAAATAACGATTAAAAAGGAGTGATAATATGGAAAATCCAGCAACTACAAAGCCTTTTGCACTTTATCACAGCCCGGCAACAAACGGAACCTTTGCCGGTCAATTCAATTCAATCTTAACCGCAACCCAGTTAAACCAAATCTATCAATGCTATTTTATGAACATTGCCGCAACCGTGTTTGAATGGGAAAATCTACCTGAAACAGTTGATTCCGACTTTTTAGAGTTTGCATTGATTCAAGACGGCAAGGCCGCGTTTTGTAATGATCGTGACCGGGGGTTTTTAGGTCTACGCGCGGCAGATCAATCCGTGTTAAATTTGTACGGATATCCGGTCAAAATCAACGGATACGGAATCAACTTCAACCAGGAATACAACGCAGACGACTTTGTTTTAATCAAAAACAATCCGATGTGGACACCAACACTTTTCTATATAAACTATTTTGTTGACAAAATTGCCAAAACGCAACAAATTATTGATATCAATGTAAACGCCCAAAAAACACCGGTAATTCTAAAAGGTACCTCAAATCAAAAATTAGCGCTCGCAAATCTGTTTTCAAAATATGACGGATCCCAAGGCTATATTTTCATTGACAAAGATAATGATTTCAACGATTGTTTTGGAAGTGTAAACACCGGGGCACCGTTGGTGGCGAAGGATCTTTATACCTTGCTTGAAAGTTACAAAGCTGAATTTCTTTCATTTCTCGGTGTGAATAATGTGCAGAACGAAAAAGCTGAGCGACTTATTACCGATGAAGTTAACGCAAATAATCAATTTGTTTCAATTAACTTGGAAACCATGTTATACGAAAGGAAAAACGCTTGCAAGCAGATCAATGAACGATTCAGCCTTAATGTATCGGTTAAACCGCGGGTGCAAAGTGAAATCATTGAAAAGGATAAACCCGCCTTTGATGATGATTCAAACACCCTTGATGATCCGGAGGAGGGTGACTAATGGCACGATATACTACCAGTTTGGAAGTTGTTGTAAACAATTTATGTGAAAACAGAAACGAGGGATTATATAACCGCGTTGATTCAGCGCGTGAAAAGATCTTTAATTTTTATTATCCAACTCCGCAGAAAATAGATGATTTCAAACGATATTTTGAAATTCTGTTTATTTTTCATTATTTGACTGATGAATTTGCTTTTGAGACTTTCTATTTATGGAAAGTAAAATTGCAAGCTAAATGCATGGAAGTCATGCCCGGGTACGCAAAAGCCTTTGACGGATTTGCACAGATGACCGCAGATTTAGCGGTTGCAAATCAAAAGTTTAATCGCAAAACGGATTCAAACGCCACCGGAAAAAGTAAATCAACCGGTTCTTTCTCAAATCAAAACGATTCCAATTCAACCATGCGCGGGGCGGCAAGCGATCTTCCCGGCAACATGATAAAAGCAAAAGATTTCAATTCTATTGAGTACGCAGACCGGGCAAACTTGGATACGGCTTCAAATAAATCAACGGATAAAGGATCAAACACAAACAGCAATGACACCACAACCAAAACAAATCAAATTGAAACAATTACCGGTTTAACTATGCCTGCCGGTGAAGTGTTCCGGCAATATAAAAATGAAGTAAACGGCCTTTATTCTGAATTGCTTGATGAATATAAAGATCTGTTTATGCCATTATGGTACTAAGGAGGAAAAATATGAATTATCCAAAACCAGATGTTGACCCGATCGCGGTTCTTCGGCGGTTTTATTGTAACCGAATTTTGCCGCAAGTATACGATGATTCATTATCTTTTGAAGAATTGCTTTATGGCGTTTTGAAAAAGATGAATGAAGTCATTGAAAAGGTAAACAGTTATGACGAATTGATAAATTATGTTATTGATTTGTTGGAAAACCTTGACAAGCACATTAAGGAAACTGTTACGGAGCAGCTGCAAAAGTGGTACGATGACGGCACCCTTAAAGAAATTCTTGCCGTGATCTGCGATCCTTATTTTGACGAATTCCGGCAGGAAATCGCCCAGCTGAAAAAGGATTTTGTAACATTCAAGAACCAACCCCATTCAACCTACATTGATTTTGAGCGGTGGCTATTGGGCTGGACTTATCGCGGCGAAAACCTTGCCAATCCCGAACAGGAAACAGACCGATACCCGGTAAACCAAGGCGGGGCGCGTTATACCATTGACGGCAAACATTATTATGCCTGCGCCTTTGTGCCCCGGGGGCACACCCTTGAATTGCACCCCACTACGGCGGCGGTAGTTGTTTTCAACTATTCCAACGGTGCCCAGGTGACCCGCCGTGACATTGAGGGGTTAGGCCACGCCAATTCTATTGTTTATAATTCAAAAAGAAACAGTCTTTTTGTAGCCACAAGTGAATTGAACGGCGCCCCCTCTAAGACGATCTTTGAGTTGAACCCTACCACCCTTGCAACGATTCAAAAGTATTCATCGCCAGCCGGGTACAATGAAAGCGCGGTTTCCTCCGTTGCATACGATCAAACCAACGATCAAATGTATATATCCCAAGGGTTGAATGTGTATGAGTGGAACCCCGCCACAAATACCGCTTCTAATATGGTTGCCCTTTCAAACCCTGGGTTTGATTATATCATGCAGACCGTCAAGGCAAATGCAACCGCTTTTGTAATGCTGACCTATTCACCTAATACAATCCGGATATATGATAAATCCGGAGCGTATATTCGTCAGTTCACGATTCCGCAATACTTGGACAATCAGCGTTTTTGGTCAGGTGAGTTTGAAGATTTAACCGTAAACGATAAATTTTATGTTTACGCCAATTCCCAAGGTATTACCGCCGTAAACCCCACGGATTCAATGATTTCTATTTGGCGCGGATCGCTTTTGCAAGGTACACCGTCCTCTATTAAACAGACCACAACACAGGGGCAGGGTGTGGGCTATTCCACCTTTAACAATATTGTTTATGTGGATAAAGACGCGGACACTGGCGGTATATATCACATGAACCGGTCACCCGACGGCACAAAAGGAAATCCATTTAATCAAATCTTTCAGGCCATGGACTTACTCGCCTGCCCGATTTATCATCAGGAATTGGAGATTCGCGTAAAAGGTACAACCGGTTCTTACCGTTGGTTCAATATCGCGAATGGTGGCAATGTTTACATTTCCGGACGGTATACCTCCAACGATCCGCCCACCACAAAACCTAAACTGATGGGTTTGGTAATTCACAATTCAAACAGTGTAACGCTGGATAATTTGGAGATAGCCAATTCAAACACCAACGAAGCAAACATACCGCATACAATCCGCGCGGTGAATGTAAATAAATTAATTTGCAATGATGTTGAGTTGATTTATTCTTCCGGCAAAACAGCGTACAATTTGCTAAACACAACCCTAATTCTATCCGGCGTTGGATCCGGCACCCTTAAAGAATGGCCGACAACACCATGCATTCGGCTTCAACGCGGTTCACACCTTTATGGCTATGAAAAACACAACATCGGAGTGAATCTTGAATCCGACAACACCCTTATTTGTCAACGAAAAATTTGTGACGCGCAAAACAGGACTTCCGGGTCGATTGACACCCGGTCAGATGGTGGGGTGCAACCTTGGTCTGCTGAAATGATTTCAGGTATGGTTCAACATTCCAGCCGGATCGGAGTTCGGTATCATTCCAGCGCTTCCGGGGTTGAAAGAATCCAATATTTCTACGGTTTCAAAAGCGGGTCGGCGTTTACAATGGTTGTAACTGAGGGATCAAACACAATCAAGGTCGCGTTTGACGGTAGCAGGATTTTCACAGTTTCGGATGCAAACGGCCTTGTTGTTGACGGAATTGTATTTGAGGGGTGATTAGAATTACAGTTGAACAGTTAACTATAATTCTGTCATCTGCGGTCACGCTGGTGGGCACCTCGCTCACCGCGTGGCTTGCAAATTCAAAAACATTGTACAGAATTAAACAGCTTGAGAAAAAGCAAGAACAGTATAACAATTTACAACAACGCGTTGCCCTGCAAGAACTGCGCCAGCAGGTGGCAGATCACCGCATTCAAGATTTGGAGGATAAAGTAAAATGAAAAATGTTTCAAAAGATACCATTATACGCACAATCGTGACTTTTGTTGCGCTTGTAAATTCAATTCTAACTATGATCGGCAAAAATCCGCTTCCGTTTTCGGACGATGAAATGTATTTATTCTTTTCCACACTTTTAACAGTGTTTTCCACAGTTTGGAGTTGGTGGAAAAATAATAGCTTCACTTCTGCGGCCATTGCCGGGGATATTGTTAAAAATGAAGCGAAAGAAAAGGGGTATACGGAATGACATACGATCAGTTTTACAATTCCTGCAAAGGCAGGGTAATTGATTATGACCGCGTGTCCGGCGCTCAATGTGTTGATCTTGCAAAAGTTTACCTAAATTCCTGCTTCGGGATTCTGCCCGGAGCATGGGGAAATGCGGTTGATTATTATACCAGTTATTCCGCACATAAAGCCCTTGTTGCAAATTTTGAAAAAATCGCAAACAACCCCACTTTCGTACCATTAAAAGGTGATATTGTTGTTTGGGGTTCAAAAATCGGCCCTTACGGTCATATCGCCATAGCCACCGGAAACGGTAATACAAGATGGTTTGAATCGTTCGATCAAAACTGGCCGCGCGGTTCAAAGTGCAAAAAAGTAAAGCATACCTATAAAGGGGTGCTTGGTGTGCTTCGGCCAAAAATGCGCGGTGCTATTTTTGAATACCCCAAGCCCAAAATCGGATCGACAATCACTTTGACCTATGTGCGAGGGGTGTATAAGGGTGCAGGTGCAAACACTGGACGGAAAAAGATTAAGGATTTGACTCCCGATGGTAGAAAACATTGTTTGAATCGTGACGACAAAAATAACGTTGCCTACCTGAAGCGGGGTACAAAATGTACAATCCTTGAATTGGTTTACAAGGGTAATAAAAATATTTGGGCGCGGATTCCATCGGGTTGGATTTGCATATATGATTATAATATCGCCTGCAAGCGCTACAAATAAAAAAGACCCGGGGAGAAATCCCCGGGTTCTTTTATTTTAACTGAAAAATAAGATTCGCACTTCCGATATATTTTGAATTGTGGAAAACAATTCATCGTTGCAGTAGACGCATTTTGTTAAAAGAAATTCATTGAATTTTATTTGAATGTTGGTGCCGACGAATGTGGCGCCGGAAAAGGTTTTTAATTCAAGCACCTTATACCCTCTATCTGCAAGAATAGCTTGTAAAGCGGTTGATACTGATGATTGCATTTTTTTCTTCTCACTTTCTTTAACTTTTTCTTCAAAATTTGGCTCAAACAGAGGACAAAAATCAACATTAGGGAATTTGGCGAATATACCAGTGTTATTCAAAGTCTTGCAAATTTCATAATATGCGCACTCCGTACATTTCATTTTCCGTACCTCCCTATTACATTTCTTGCCGCATGCATTGACTTGGCATTAGCGTTCATTTTGAATGTTAACGCGACAACATTTCTTTCTTCGTGGACTTCAATTAGATAGCGTATCAAATCCAAAGCGTTTGAAAAATAAATAAGATTTCGCACACCGGTTAAGGTGTTTGGCGCTCTTAGCGTGATTGTTTTTTGACCTTTTAACACCTGATTGATCAATGAAGCGAAATACCTCTCAAATGGCTTTTTTATTTCTCCCTCCCGATCAAAGCATTTTTCAGCCCAAGCAAATTGTTGTTTGATTAAAAATCGGATCACTTTTTACACCCCTCTTTAAAATCGCTAATATTATAAACGGATTCTCCGAACTCTTTAATTTCTCTCAAAAGAGAAAAACGGTTATAATTGAGTCTTTCATAAAATATCGATCCTAATCGAACCACACTGTTAAAAGGTTCTTCAAATTCATCAACCGCAGTATCAATCATGTTTTGCTCTTCAATGGACAATTCAGCGTATTTTACAACTGTATTTGCGCGCGAATCAAAAATAATAACTGGTTTTTCAATGTCAACCCAGTAGGCTACTGAGTAACCTCGATCATAGTGACGATTCCATCTTTTTTGAATATTGCTTTTCATAATTTTACCCCTTTTAATTTAGTTGTTATGCCAGGGCTGATTTGCTCAGCCCCGGCAAAATTTTTCTTATTCCTCAAAAAATGTTGTGCAACACTCTGCGTTTAGTACAAACATAATTTCAGCAATATTATAATCTGTGTCGCTATATTTTTTTATATTTCTTGCAATGACTTCAAGTATGTCGCTAGTAACATTTCTACCGTTATTAGAAATATCGTAAATACACTCAAACAACTCAGCGTATTCTTCGACATCGCCGCAGGTAAACCATTCATAGGTAATACAAGCCTGTCTAACCTTTGTACAGGAAATCCGTCTAATTTCTTTCATTGTAAAAACTCCTTATAATTATTTGTTTCTTTCCTCATTTCTTGTCTTAATTGTACCACAAATTTCCAAAACTGTAAATAGATTTGGGAAAATTCGCTGAAATAATCAACACTGTTTATTAAAAGCGCGTTCCGCGCTCGCGTATCTTGAATGTGGATTCGCTTAATTCTACACCGCCTTGCACTGTTTTACTTTTCAGGATTCCGAAATATTCTTGCTCCGTATTGAAGTTTTCAAATGTAATTTGATTTTTTACAATTTCATTCTGTCCAAGACCCGCGGCCTTTACATCAAGCTTTCCTTGCTCATCTTCTTCAATATATAGCTTTGCGCCTAAAAATTTCGCTCTTGAAAAACTGCTTTCATGCGCCATGCAATTAAATTCTGTGTCACTGATTTTGACCCCCTCCGGCGGATCATCACCGATCAAATGTAAGCTATCCGTGTCACAATAGCAACAACGATCTACATTTTTAATGAAAAGCGTTTGAATGAACCGCCGGGCATAGGCTGTCACAAATGCGGCCACCGGAACATACACAGTTTTAGCAGGTCGCGGCGTTTCAACTGTTTGATAGGCAAGAATTCCTTTATCATTTATATATGGCCGTTTAACAAATTTATCATTGCTCGCACCGAATTTTCCATACAGTGAATTAAGAAATAATTTTGCAATACTTCTTTTCCCTGCATTTTTTTCTATTGTTGCTTGCATTTTCATTTCCTTAAAATGATTTACATAATCAATAAATATTCCTGATCGACCTATAAATTTATACCCGCCTATATATTGAATTTCTTTTATATTGTAGCATTCATAGAACATTTCTAAGTCAACATTGGTTAAATACAGATTTACCATTAAGCAACCGGTGGTTGTTATATATTCACGAGGATTGAAGCGCTTATCATTTTTTATTTGAATCACTGGTATTTTTCCTTTTTTCAATTCAAACTGAGCAGTTATAAATTGTATATATAATGGATAGATTGAATCTTCTTTATATTTACCCTCAAAGAAAACCGGGGTTCCTACTGGATATTTGTTGCGCGGATCACTCATTACAGAGGGGTACAAACTGTTCACATCGTATACCCTGCCATGGCCTACCGGTTTACCTTTGAATTTTGGGTTGACATAGCAATAGCCGCCCTTATAGGCGCGCTTTAGTAGGTGGTACAAATCATCGTCAAGGTGTGGAAAGTATGTTAAAAATTCATAGTTTGAATAGTAACTATTTTTCTTGTAATAGCGCATAGCGTTTGAAGCTATGGTGTTTCGTTCGTGTCCCTCAGTTCGGAATTGTTTGATTGCTTTAGCTACAATTATTACATCGTTGGTAATATATTCAACTTCTTCCGGGGTCATTGTATAGTTATACCCGCGAAAAGTAGCATAATCAATAGAACCTTTTTGCTCTTTAATTCCGAACGATTTAGCGATCTGCGAAACGCTCATGTTGAATATTTTTAGGGTATCATAAATTTTAACATATTTTCGTTTGGTGAAGTTTATTCTATAATTATAATGAACTCCTGTTGAACTGATTAAACATTCAACGGTTTTTGCTTTTCTTGCTTTTGGATCATCATTATATTTCCATTTTGCAACACCTAACAAATAACTTAAAATGTAACTACCGTCAAATTTTAAATTATGAAAACCGATCAAGGATCCATTCGGAAGTCCCTGAATTGCTGAAAGCCAACTTGCAATATTATTTCCAAATTGAATATTTGAAAGATCATCAACTTCAACAATGGACCACGCCCACACAGACATGACCCCAGTTTCCGGATCTTTTTGTGTTTCAAAATCGGAAATAAATTCTTTCATGTTATTTTCCCTTTACTCCGTTTATAGCTGTTCGCATTCGGTCGTAAGCTTCCTGGCTCTGTGTCGGATCGTTTGATTCATAGGCCGCCCATAAGGCTTCAACTGATTCCGGCCATGCGCGGGATAATGAATCAATTTGCAGTAATGTTAAATGATTAAATTCTTGGACTAAATCCATTAAATCCAAAGCGCGCAGAGCGTTCATTGCATTTTCACGGAATATTTCCGCCCGCTGTTGGTTGAATGATTCCAAGGTTTCCTTTTGATATTCGTAGATGTATTGTTTTAATGCTTTCGCAGACTTGAATTCCGTTTTTGCAGGCGTTTCATTTTGAATAAAAGATTGAATACTTCTTTCCTGCTGTTTTTTTATAATTCGCGTTGTTTGAGTTTCGATGGTTTTATATTTACCTAACGTTATAAATTTTTCCTGCCTAACCGCTTTCCCTGTTTCGCGAATTCGGTTTAGCAATTCGTTGTATTCCTCCAATGTTGTTATTTTTGTAAATTCTTTTTCAGGGTTTAATAATTTAGGCAATACAACGCCTTCATATTTCCCATGCGCTTTTAATGCGGCGGCGCGCCTTATTTTATAGTTATATCCGCGAATGGCGGCGGCAAGTTCTGCTTTGCGCTGTTTCGTGTGAATAAATTTTGTCATATACTTTCACCATTAAATGATTATAGCCCGGATATACCGGGCTATAATTTTGATTTTTAATAAATTTACAGTACAGTAAATTTATAAGTATGGCCGTTTTTCGTCTTGACCTGGCAAGGGATGATCTGCAAGGGTTCAGCAAAATCCGAACCCCAAATGGAGCGAACAGCCTTAACACAGCTGTCGACACCCAGAGCCATAGACATGTAGGCGGATCCATCTTCGCAAAGGAAGAAATAGCGGTTGACCGATTCGCCCTGATCGTTGACCGCAGGCTGGTCGATGATCTGCACCACGGACAGTGTTTTGTTTACCGCTTCGCTAAACGGACTGGCGTTCGTCAGCGCCCGGAAAAGATTTACTTTGCTTTCATGAGTTGTTGCGGTTGCAATCAATGCGGTTGTTTCCATGTTGGTTCTCCTTTTGTTTTAGATTAGTTTTGTTTGATTCAAAGGTGAGCGCTCATTTCCTTTGATGAATATATTATACCATAGGTGGCACCGTTTTGTAAAGGTTTTTGAGGCTTCGCTCATTGTATATTTTAATATTACAATCTGTATAGACCAGTGACGGAGCCGTGTTGATTTGATTGGGGAAAGTTTATTTGTATACGAAAATGACACTATCATAC